CTTGATCACTGGCAACAGTTCCTGGGGCAAGACCTGGCATAGCTCCTTCACCCTGTCCATTAATACCTAAACTACCTAGTGTGCCGGCAGCGCCGTCAACACCAATGCCTGCACCATAATCTCCAATAAAACTACCATTGCCAACAGAACCACTTCGTATAAATGGCCCATAATATATCCAAGTACCGGCAGCTATTTCTGTTTGTTGACCAATTTTTACCCATTCATATCTATTTTCATCCGGGCCACAATCCTGTGCTCGTCTAAATACATAAACATCATTGCCATTGGCAAGATAAAATATACCAGTAATGTTTCTAGAAATATCCGGAACTCGTGGGAAACCAGTTCTAGGATCAAAGTCTAACGGACTTAGAACAAAGCTATCACAATAGTTTTTCATGGCCTGCAGAAATCTTGTATTAGGCGCAAATGCCAAAGGATTGCCCAAGGCCATATAATTAGCCAGTGCCAGCTGCAATGGCAGTAAAGAAGGATCTATTACAGGGCTGTTGTTTTCATAAGTAAACGGAATAGTTGCCATAAATTAACCAAAAATTACATCACTACTTGATGTTCGCACCCTGTGGCCGCATAAGCCAGGACTGCCTTTAACAACAGGAGGAAGTCCGTTTACTTTAACTACAAATGCAAGACTTCCTGTCGGTCCACCACAGTGTGCAGGAGGACAACCTTTTGCACCGCAACAGGGATGCGGGGTATACACACAGCCTAACAGTGCTACTGGTCTACCGTTAACAAAAACATCAGGACTAAAAGGTGCTGTAAGTACACCTCCTGGTCCTAGTATGTCCCCTACTCTTGCTGCTCCTGGCATAGCGATCCTGTTAAGTAATAATAGATCCTTTGCTGACTGTTTTAATGCCTGTAGTAGTTTGAATGTAGTGACTTTCCATTTCTGTGATTACAGGGGCATGCAACATTACATGCTCAGCGCGGATCTCTATAGCAGTATTTATATCCCCTGTAAACAGGCTCTGTACTAGTCCAATGCCTTGATTGCTGGGCAGTACTGTGCAGGGTCTATCCACCATCCAGTTTGCGCCGTTTATTGATTTGATTTTTGCTACGATTTCGTCGCCATTTACCATTTTAAATGCAACAATATCGCCTTCTTTGTATGATTTATTCAGTAACATTTGCTCGTTCCTTGAGTTCACTTTCTGTTAGCCTTGCTAGGCCTTGATATCCACCTTGCACAAACAGCGCACCGTCTTTGTAAATTTGAGGCACTGTTCTGTGTCCTTCGTTGACAATGAATTGTCTTGCTTCGGGATTTTCGTCTACACGAATTTCTTCAAATTGAATGTTTTTTAATTTAAGTAGGTTTTTTGCTTGATCGCAAAAAGGGCAGTTGGCTTTACTATAAACAGTCAGCATAGTTTTCCTTTGTTTATTTTAATTAGTCTTTGTTTTGGTGTTAGTTAAATTACTGGCAGTTCGTCGTAGTCTAAGTTATCACTCATAACGCCAATCACATAATTGGTTGATTCATTTTCTTGCAGTGCAGTTTGTTTTTTACTAGTGTCACTGTGTTTGTTGAACCAAGGAATAGGTGTGGTCTTGGGCGCAGGCAAATGATATTTAATACCGATATCATGCAGCGCTGATTTGGCCGTGTAGTCAACAAAGTCTTTAAGAATAGCTGATCCTAGTCCAATAACAGGACCCTTCTTAAACAAGTAGTCTGCCCATGCTTTTTCTTCTCGAATAACATCCATGTACATGGCATAGACTTCGTCTCGACATTCTTCTGCGGCCGCAGCAAAGCGTGGATCTTCTTTGACTACTTGATTGATTATCCAAGCTGTCCAACCTTTGTGTAGTAGTTCGTCTTGTAGGATCAGACTGATAATGTTACCATTGCCAATAAAGATTTTGTTCTCAACCATTGCTAGACTAGTGGCAAATGATACCATGAAACGGAATGCTTCTAGTGCATAACTTGCGTGTAGTGCTAGGTAAATTGCTTTAATGTGTTCTTCTTCGCCTACACTGAACTGTTCAATTTCTTTCTGGCAGTTGAGCTTATGTAAGTTATCGTAGTATTTGCCAACACTACTTGCCATATCAACAATCTCTTTAGTGTCATGGATAGTATTAAATACTTCCTTAGGCACATTATAGATGTTACGAATAATATGACTGTAACTGCGGCTATGAATATTTGTTTCAAAGAATGTCCAGTTATAAACTAATGCTTCTAACTCAGGCAACGATACAACAGGTGTAAAAATCTGACTAGGACCACGGCCTTGCAGACTATCTAAGGCTGTTTGTCTTAGTAAGTTACTGGTAAAGATATGCTTAACAGCATCGCTGGCTTCTTTAAAGTCGCTGGCATCTTTGGTTAAGCTGATTTCCTCAGGGACCCAAAAGAATCCTCTAGCGGTTTGTTCAAAGTCTACTACCTTTTTGTATTTGACTTCTTCAAACCTCTGTATGGTCACAGGACCTGCAGGATCCAAAAACATTTTACGATGCAAATAATCAGTAGCGGTGGCTAGGTTATATTGTTGTTTTGACATTATTTTCTCACATTTAAAACAGCATCTGCAAATGGATCAGGTGCTGCAACTGGATGCTGTTTACAAGCAGCAGCATTACCTTGGCCTGCTTCTGTTAAAAATTCAGTGCCTTTGGCAATTTGTGCTATAGGACAAGCGCAGTCAGCAACGGTAGTTCCATTGATTGGATCTTTTCTATAACGACACATCATACCCCAACAGTTAGCACTGCCCTGTGCTACATCGCCTGGACAGGCCTGTACTTTTGCTCTTGTAGCACTTTTGGGTGTTGTTACAAAGTTGCTGGCTTCTTGCGGATAATGAAATCTAGGTGCAAATAAACTCCATACTTGCGTTGTGGGATCATCTACTGAACACGAACCTTTCATGACACCTGCACTGGTGTCAGCAATGCTTTTACCTTCCAATACCGGGCAAGTACAAACTACTTCTGGATAAGTTTTACCATCGTTGGTTTTAATTTTTTTACCAGTTAGTTTGCAAGTGCTGGCTGCACACAGTGCGTACTTGCCTGAACAAATTGTTAATTCGCCAGCCGACACTGATACAGCAAATAACAAAGTTAGTGCTAGTAGAAATTTTTTCATATTAGTGATTTCCTGGTGGTATATGTGGACAATGTTCTTTTTGTCCGTGTCTTGTATGACAATGTGGGCAGAATGGTTCCATAATTAAGCCTCAATGAAACTGATCTGATTCTGTGCTTGACTTGTTGGCAACTGTGCTGGTAGCACCGACTGCTTCACTGATCAAATCAAAATAACTGACACCAACTTCACGCTGATGTCGAACTGTGGTAAAGCCGCGCTCTTGAGCTGCAAATTCACGCTGTTGCATTTCACTGTAGCCAGCCATACCTCTATCTTTGTATGCTTCTGCCAATTCAAAGGTAGCTAAGTTAACACTGTGGAAACCAGCCAGTGTAATGAATTGGAATTTGTAGCCCAGTTCACCTAGTTCACGCTGAAAAGTTTCACACTCATCCGCACTTAAAAACTTACGCCAATTAAAACTAGGACTGCAATTGTAGGCAAGCATCTGATCAGGATATACAGCGTGTATGGCATCGGCAAACTTTCTAGCCTGTGCAATGCTAGGCGTCGAAGTTTCAAACCAAAGGAGATCACTGTAAGGGGCAAAAGCAAGACCTCTGCTAATACAAGCATCAATACCATTTTTAAATTTGTAAAAACCTTCTTCAGTACGCTCATTAATGATAAAATCCTTGTCTAATGGATCATGGTCACTGGTAATTAAAGTTGCAGCCTCTGCATCAGTACGGGCCATAATCACTGTGTCTACTCCTGCTACATCAGCAGCCAATCGTGCGGCATTTAGTGTGCGAATCATTTGACTTGTTGGTACTAGTACTTTACCGCCCAAGTGACCACATTTCTTTTCACTTGCTAATTGGTCTTCAAAGTGTACACCTGCGGCACCTGCTTCAATCATGGCCATCATTAGCTCGTAGGCGTTTAACGCACCACCAAAGCCTGCTTCAGCATCAGCAACAATAGGCAAGAAGTAGTCTATGGGTAACTTAAATTCAGTTTTATCGTAAATCTCACTCCACTCAATTTGATCAGCACGGCGGAACGCATTGTTTATACCCTTAACAACATTTGGTACACTGTTAACTGGATATAGACTTTGATCTGGATATGTTTGTAGTGCTGTGTTGTTTGCAGCAGCTACTTGCCAGCCGCTCAAGTAAATTGCCTTAAGACCTGCCTTGGCATGTTGTACAGCCATCTGTCCATTGTATGCTCCAAGTGTATTGACATAAGGCTCTTTGGCCAGCAGTTCACGCAGTTTTGCAGCTCCACGCTTGGCCAGTGTGTGTTCAACTTGAACACTGCCTTGTAATCGGTTAACTGTTTCCACAGTATAGTTTCGTTTTTTCATTTTAACTCCAAATAAATTCGATTGTCTTGTACTTTAACCTTAGTCACAGACTGTTCTTTACCGTCTTCAGTTACGACATACACAGGCACTTCGCTAGAATATTTGTTTAAATTATCTGTGTGGCTAAGTTGCATGAAAATGTTTGCCCATGCAGCTTTAAGCTGCTGTTGAATATCGTATGCGTCCATGATTTACAACTTACACGACTCGCATGATTCTTGATCTTCAAACTCTAACGCACTGATACTGCTGCTGATCTGTGCTTCAGGCTGATTTTCCTGCATGTCAGCTTTGGCGCCTTGCTTGTTGATAAGACTGTAATAAAATGTTTTTAGTCCCCACTTGTGTGCTTGCATGAGATTTTTTGCAATCAGTGTAGTAGGCACTTTGCGTCCGGGGAAATGTGCAGGATTGTAAAAAGTATTGGTTGAAATACTTTGGTCAACATAAGCAGCTAACACAGCGGCTGTTTTCAAATATCCCACACAGTCTTTCTGTTCCCACATCAATTCATATTTGTTCTTTAGTTTAGCATAGTCAGGTGCTACTTGTGTAAACGATCCTGCTTTGCTTTCTTTAACTGTAATCAAGCTCATAGGCATTTCAATGCCATTGGTGCTGTCAATGACTACACTGCTGCTTTCTACAGGAGCAATGGCCATCAGTGTGGCATTACGAACACCCCACTGCCTCATATTAGTTCTCAGTGTTTCCCAATCTAGCTCCGGTTTAAAGTCTGCTAGTTCGTTGACACCCTCGGCTCTTAGTTCCCAAGGGAAAATGCCCTGGCCATATCTTGTTAGGTCACTGTGACTGCATTTGCCGCGCTCGCGAGCTAGATCCACAGTGGCTTCTGTTAAGTAGAATGCTTGATGTTCCATCCACGATTTAACATCTTGCAGTGCATCCTTGTCGCCGTATTTGAATCCACGGCGTGCATGCCAGTTAGCCAAATTAGTTACACCAATACCTAGTGGTTGAATTTCTTTGTTGCTTAACTCACTTTGTATGGAAAGAAAATCTTGATAATCCAATATATTGCAAAGGCTGCGCTGTAAAATGCGACAAGCCCTACGCATATCTTCAGGATTACGGAACGCACCCCAGTTAATCGATCCAAGAGTGCAGAGGGCAATGCGGCCGTCAGGATCATCAAGACGCTTAAAAGGACGAGTAGGTAAAAGTATCTCACAGCATAGGTTACTTTGATAAATGGTATGATATTCAGGATTGAAAGGACCTTGGTTCATGACATTGTCGATAAACACAAGATAAATTCTACCTGTGTCAGTGCGCTCTTTGAGTATGCCACCTTTGAACACATCTTCAGCGTTCATGGTCTTTTTACGAAGTCCCGGAGTCTTTTCATATTTGACATATAGTTCTTCAAACAGTTTTACATTGCTATAAAATGCTTCATACAAGTCCGGCACTTCATTGGGATCAAAGAAAGTAATGTTTTCTTTGTTCTTAAATCGTCTCCAGAAGAAAGCACTTAATACAACACCGTAGTCCATGTGTCGAACTCTAGTTTCTTCGGTACCTTGGTTGTTCTTAAGAACAATGAGGTCATCGAACTGATGATGCCAAATAGGATAAAACACAGTAGCACTTGCGTTACGAATGCCGCCCTGACTGCAACTACGAAGGTCGCCGAACCATTTCTTTAGGAATGGGATCATACCTGTGTGCATAATCTCGCCACCGCGAATGGGCGATCCTAATGGGCGTAAGCGACCAATTTCTAAACCAATGCCAGCTCGCTTGCTGGCATACTTGGCCATCATTTCACCAGAGGCGAAAATACTATCCAGGTCATCATCGCTACGAATAAGAACACAGCTTGAAAACTGTTTTGTGGGGGTGCCAAGACCAGCCAATACAGGAGTAGCAAGAGTAAACAAACCATCACTGGCAGCATTGTAATATTCCTTTATATAACGCATACGAGCCGTGTTGGGCTCTTCATTGTGAAACACTGTGGCTGCTGCAATCATGTAACGGACCTGCGGAGTTTCATAAATTTCTTTAGTAGCACGATTGCGTACTAGATATTTTTCTATTAGCTGTTCGATAGCCGCATAACCGTACTGTTCATCTTTTTCATGATCCAGCATTTCATTCATTCTGTCCCAGTCTGCTTCTGTGTACCACTCTAGTAATTCAGCAGTATACAGGCCTACTGCAACATTCTTTTTTACAATGTCGTAAAGATGTGGCACTTCGTAACTGCCATAGACATCTTTACGCAACATGCTGAGTCTTTGCTTGCCAGCCACATATTGATAGTTTACATGACCTACATCAGGATTTGATTCTACATCAATGAGGTCAACAATGGCTCTTAGAGTAAGTGCGTCGATTTCTTTTGTGGTAATGCCGTCAAAAAACTGTGGATGTGTTTTGATTTCAATCATACTTTGACTGACATCTGCTACACCTTTACATACTTTTTGAATCTGTGCTTGCCACTTTTCTAGATTTAATTGTTCTTTCGTGCCGTTGCGTTTTATAACTTGAATCATTGCGCTCAATCTCTTATTGTAATAGTTCTAACCCTAAATCCTCAACGGATATAGTTTTCTTTAATTTTAAACTGCTGCTAACCTGTGTTTTATTTAATACGGCATCATGTTCCATATTAAGAACATATTTCCCTTGTTCAACAAATAATAAATTATATTGCGCCATGGATGATGGATCAATATATACTCGTATTTCTACTTGGGGCTTGTGCTCACTGAGATACAAAGTATACAACATTCCAAGGGCAATTGCAAGATTACAGTAGTAGTTTTCGAATATTAATTCCCATGGTCCAGGCCAGTTTTTGACTTCATCCAGTGTTAGATAGTATTTTTGATATGGAGCATAACTCCACATGTGTTCAGTGGCCTTTACTGCTGCCTCCAGCGGCAAAGCACTGATTCGATGTCTAAAATCCTGCCATAACCTCAATCGGTCATAGGGCATTTCATTCCAAAAATTATTCAATTATTACCAAGAAACTGATGTAAAACTATATTTCATATTGGCGTCAAGGCCAGTATTAGTTGTTTTGTATTGAACACATGCAACATAACCCAGCATGTTAACCGATAATGTTACGCCGATATTTGCCGATTCAACAAAAGTATCGCTGTATGCCACTGCTGTAGCATTACTGGCAATAACAAGTTGGCCTGTTTTGTAATCTGCACCACGCTGAATGCTGTAGTCAACAGTTACACTAGGAGTAGTGTTGGCAAAATACAATACACTGCTTGAATTGGAAGTAATGTTGGCATTTGAACTGGTGTTATTAGTAAGAGCATCTGCCAGTACAAATACACCTACCGCCGGTAAATCATTTTCTGTCAGGATTCTTGTATTTCCTACTTCAGGTGCGCCTTCAGCCAGTGTACCATTACCAATATAAAGTTCCTGTGAATCTACTGCCCAGCCCAGTTCTGCACTGGCCAGCTGTGGTAAGTTTTCTGCAACGCCTCTGCGATGTTTAATTTGACTGATTTGAACTATAGCCATGTTCTATTATCCTAATGTTGTATTTAGTACAACCGATAATACTGCTCTATGCGATTGAGCCACTTGTTGGTCCAGTCTTCAAATTCTTGGCCTTCTACTGTAAATTCTTGATACTCAAAATTACCGCTGCACATTAAAATTACACCCTGTTTAATGTCTGTTCCGTGTGTTTCGTTGTGTGCCAGTGCATAGGCCGCCAGCTGAAGGAAATAATCTTCAATCCACTCACGCTTTTTAGGTTTATTTGTTTGTTTAAAGTCTAGGATAGCAGGTTTTCCATCCCAAACCGCTACACAATCTGTTGTTCCTGCATATAGGCCACTACAGTACAAGGGTACTTCTACGCCCCAATATTCCTGCACTCGTTTACCTAGTCCTTCAAAGATAATGGTATTGGCCATGCCGTGACTTTGTTTACTAAAAGGGTTAGTTCCAGGTTGTCCCAGTTCTCCATCTTTAATGAAGTTTTCTAACCACTTGTGCATTCTAGTGCCGCGGTTAGCAGCTTCGGTGGTGATCTGTTGTGCAGCTGCTTCGCCTACACTCTTGCGCCAACGCTGTAGTGCTTGAACTTTTTCTTGAGGTTTTGTAGCATCTAAGATTGTGGTAACTGAGGGAACT